AAACAAATATTAAATAATAAAGACGAACATTTGGAATATTTCTTATCAATTATTGGATTTTGTTTTTTAGCAACCCCGCATCTTGAAAAATCCGCTTATTGTTGTGTTGATGGAGTTAATGGTAAGGGCGATAATGGTAAAACATTTTACTTTGATATTTTAACGGCGTTAATGCCAAATTATGTTTATAAATCAAAAGGAACTCTTCTTGAAGATGGTAATACAAAACTTCATAAACAAATGATACATACCAAGGGTAAGCGACTTGTTTGGATTGACGAATTTAGCAAGGTAAAAAAAACAAATGCGGAATTAATTAAAGTGATGGCAGATGGTAAGACGATTGAAAACGAGGTTATGTTTGGCACAAGTGAAATAATTCAAATATTATTCAAACCTTTTATTTTAACAAATCATATACCAACGATTGACCCTAGCGAAATTGCGGTTTTTAATCGTTATAAACAAATCACATATTGTTCTCATTTTGACAGAACGCTTGAACGCAAAATTGAAAATATTGAAAAATTGGAATTTATTGCTGATACGAATTTAAGCGATGATATTAAAGATAATTATTATAATGAAGTCTTTCAACTTATTATTCAATACGCAAACAATTATATTTGCAATAAAAAACTTCCAAATATTCCAAGTCAATTCATTGCCGATGCAAAGAAAACACAAGCAACGAATGATGAATTTGGTCTGTGGTTTGAAGAAAATATTAAAATTGATGCGACGAAAAGACTTCCTTTAAAATTATTATTATCTAAAACTGAATTTAATAAAAAACAAATAATTGAAGGTATGTTAAGGAAAAATTTCAAATATGATAAAGATTTAATGAAAATGGGTAAAGATGAATTTAATAAATTTTATAAGGGCGGATTTGAAGGTTGCGAATATACTCCAAATGACGAAACAGACGATGAAGATAATTATTAATAAAATTTAATATAACTGCCATTACAAATTCACACACATAATATAAAATCATTGTAAATAATGATGATTTTATACAAGAATTATAATTCAAATACTTTTCTCCTTTTCTTCTCCTTTCTCCTTTTTCTCCGCATTTTTAAAAGGTTTTATAATATAGGGGGCCTCGTAAGAATACTTTTGAGAATGCGGAGAAAAAGGAGAAAGGAGAAGAAAAGGAGAAATATACTCTTATAAATAGTTAAGAGTTTTTATTATATATATTATAACCAGCGGCTGCCAATGCCATCTAACGAATATTTATTATTGAATTTGCGGTTTAATAAGATGCAGAAATTAATACGGCGCCATATCATATTAAGGGTTGTTATACCTTGTTATACCTTAAAAAATGATTTAAAAAGATTTGCTGAATATATAATAATAATATGCCATATAAGGATAAAAATAAACAATTACAAAATAATAAATTATGGAAACGCAAACAACGACAATCCATTTACCCTTTGGAAATCCCTTTGGAAATCCCTTTGGAAATCCCTTTGGAAATCCCTTTGGAAATCCCTTTGGATGCGTATATATATCATAGTGTTCGTCGTTTTGAATTATATTATGATATGTTACAGATGAAAGAAGAGTTAAAAAAACAAACGAATTTTAATAAATGGATGAGAAAACAGTTGAATGTATTAGAAGAGTTAAATCTTAGAAATTTCGTGTAGTCCTATACACGAAATAAAACGAAAAAATAATAATTATTATTCTATTACCGAAAATGATAATAGAATGATATGAGTTGCCCCCAATTAATTAGCGGGGTATGGTGTGGTTTTGAAGTCTCACGGGCTGCCATTCCAGCTTGTGAAATACTTATCCTAAATTCTTTTTCAAATAATTCATTTTAATAATTTATATATTATCTCTTTATTTGTTTTATTGAAATGTTTTCCAATATATTCAGTATTATCTTTAAATACCTTATCTTCATTATACCCCATATTTATGACAAGGTTGGCCATTCCATTTTGAATAATATCCAATGCAGTTTTATTGCTTCCATAATGGACGAATAACTCGTTTAAAAAAGGTTTAATAAAAAACAACAAGTCAGGAATAACAACGGACGATTTCTTTTTTGCCAATGTTAATATTTTCTTTTCAATTGCGTCGTATATTTTTGGTTGTTGTTGATATATTACATATGGAAGATTTACTGTGTCCCATTCTTCAATAATATTTTTATATGGAGATGATGGAATGGTCGGTTCATCTTCAATAATGTTTAATTTAACCTTGCGTGATTTGCGAACTTTTTGCGGTATAGGTTCATCTTCAATAATGTTTAATTTAACCTTGCGTGATTTGCGAACTTTTTGCGGTATAGGTTCATTTGTGGTTTCAATCGTTTCTGTCAGTTCTTGCGTCTGCAGTGCCGGTGGTTCAATTTTTGGGAGTTCAATGGCGGCGGCGTCGTCCTCTATGATATTCAGTTTAACCTTACGATAAGGAGTTGGAAATATTAATTTCTTTTTTTTGGGTTGGCCTTCTATAATTGTTGGCGGATATGATGGCGGTTTTTTACGTTGTTGTTTCTTAGTTAATCTTCTTCTTTTTTTGGCAAATTGCAGTTTATAATCTTTTGTTTCTGTGAGTTCGCGCGTCTGCGGTTCTGGTGGTTCAATGGCCGGGCGCCGGATCGGTTCGTCTTCAATAATATTCAGTTTTACTTTTTTGGTGTAATGTTGTTTGGCATCGGTCATTGCTTGTTTGTAAGTAATGTTGTTTTCTTTGGCGTATTGTTTGACGAAATCTAACCAAGCAGTCATTATATATAATTGATTATATTTTAATTTAAATAATCGTCATCGTTATCATCGGCTAACATGCCAACGCTATAATTTGGATTAACATTTTGCGGAGTAAGTTCGGTGAATACGTCATCGTCTTCGGGTTCTTCAAAATATTGTTTCATATTTACCTTGTTGTATTTTTCAAATTTCTGACTCATATAATTTTTGTATTTCTTAATAAATAAATTTGATATAATATTATTAATCATTTTTGCGGATAATGTTATTTCATCAACTTGAGTCATATCTTTTCCAATTATGTTTTCAACAATAGGATTAATAGAATTATAAAGATAATCCAAATAACCACGAATAACATTTTTAGTTTGTTGCGAATTGCTTTCTATTGTTTCAATAATATTATCTAATATTTCTTTACTTGTCATATAAGGATTCATTAAAGATAACTCGGCGAAAAAAATACTCCAAACACTACATACTCCTCCCTTTTCTATTTCTTTAATATAATTTGGTAAAAATAATTGATTTTCTATTACTTGTAATCCTTCATTATAAATACAAGTATTATTTGGAGGAATATATTTAATGTTTCCTTTGTAATATTTATATTTATCTTGTTTATTAAGAGTATTCATTTTATTTACGATTATTTTCATAATATTTTTTATATCTAAATTTATATTTGTTTTAGACAAAATTTGTTTTCCGTGAGGTTCATAATGTTCTAATACATTTAATGATTTTCTATAAATTAACATATTAGAGTGGCCTACGGGTCCATCATCTTCATGATATAAAATACTCATTGGAATAATTAATACTTCTTGTTCTGTATTTTGTATTTTTTGAATACAATTCATAATTAATTTAATCATCTTATAAACATATTTTTGATATTTAGTTAGATATTCATCATTTCCTAATAAACCAAATTGCCCAATATGAATAAATAATGGCTGAACTCCATACTCTTTTGTATATGAATATAAAAAACAATTAGTTGTATTATATTTTTCAATTAAATATTCATACATTAAAGTTTCAAATATATTATGTGGGGTATAATGTATTCCTGACACAACATATTTCTGTCCCTTCTCTTCCAAATTATTAACAAATTTTAACACATTTAAATTGAATTCTTCAACGGGCAATTGATTTGGCTTTTTCGGCTTTGGTATTTTTTTACAATCAAAATATTTGTCCCGTTCATAACCGTCTTTGCATTTCTTGCGACATCTATTCGTAAATGGATTATAATCCATATTGTTGTCTTCGCATTGTTGTTTCTTGCTTGGTTGTGATATTTTTTTAGAGATGGATTTAGCGATGTTATAATCATCATGTATTTTTATTTCCTGTTGAGCTTGACGATATGTTAAATTGTTATCGGTTGCGTATTGTTTAACAAATTCATTATAGGCCGTCATTATATATTACAAGTGATATTAATTTGAAAATCGGCGTTGAATTTCATCAACGATATTCAATTTTTCAATTAATTTTCCTCTAATTTCTTCAATCCAAAAATAATAAAAGTCTTCGCAGTTGTCGTGTAAAAACTGATGAGCGTCGCAATAATAACAACCGCAAAATTGGCAAAGCATTCTGTTTCTAAATCGGCGTATATATGTCATATAATTTAAATTATTTAACTCTGTTTAAATTATATCTATAACAAAATATATATAATAAATAAAATTTTGAAGACGAGTCGCATTTTGAAATAAAACGATATCATATATATTATAAGTTATTATAGTTTAGTTTATATAATTGAATACATTTTAATAACTCCGTGTCGGAATACAATTCAAATTGTTGAGCTTGTTGTGAACCAATAGATTGAAGGTAAGCTCTTAGATATAGAATAATTTTTTCCCTATTCAATTTTTTAACCATTATATATAACAACATTTTATTATATAATCGCAATTTACACGAATATAAAACAAAATAAAATATATGAATATATTATGAAATATTTATTAAAATCAGAAGCAGTTGACATTTTCAATACATTTATTGATATGATTGATAACGAGATTCCAATTGAAGAAGAATTACAAATATATGAAGATGCTATTAATCGGATAAATCCGGTTGATATTAAAGAATTCTTTTTAAAATCTGAAAATAAAAAATATTATATTCCTGTGTTTAAAGCAATCGTTAAAAAATGGGAAGGTGAACAGAAGCCGTCGGTGAAACTGAAAAAAAAGAAGCGTGTCAATTTAATTATTGAAGACGATACGCCTGCCAAAATGACATTGAAAGAACGGCAACAAGCAATGAAAGAAAAATTAAAAAAACTAGACGAGAATGTCCCGTCGCCTGCGTCGCATGTTAGAGTCACAAGTCCAAATGGTTTTGGTGCGTTTGAGACTTATCTTCTTTTAAGAATACAACCTAATAAAGATAACGAAGCCAATAATTTGATTAAAATGTTAGAACGCGATTTTATTGAACGCGGATTTACTGAATCGGCCGTCAAAGATATTAAGAAGATTTTAAAACTTGCGAAATATAGAGACTTGGTTATTACTTCCGCTATTCAAGAACGCATAAATAATCCTGTTGTCCCGGAGTCGGTTCCCGCTATTCCGGGAGTTGTCCCACAGCCAAAAAAGCGAGGACGACCGCCAAAAAAAAAAATTTTGGAAGGTTCAAATAACCTCATATTGATTGATAATATTATCAAACAAAGCAATATAACAACAAAAATGTTGAAAGATTATTTTGATTATATTTATGAAGAAGGTTCTCAATAAGCCAAATTTGAATTAAGCGTAGAAGAATGAAAAATTATAAATGATTGTTCAAATGCTAATGCGGTTGATTTATCGTATAAATTTATGGAGTCAATCATTTCAATAGTCCAGTTGTCCCAATTTCCGTGTTGTCTTATAAAACGGTATAATCGTTTATTATATGATGGATCATTTGAGTTGTTTGAACGGCTTTTATGTTCCCTTATGCGATTTTTAAGATTGGATGTTTGACCTACATAACATTCTGTTATTGATTCATCTAAACAACGGATAATATAATAATTAACTAACATATGCTAAACTATATTTATATTTATTATTTATGACTCAAACGAATTATTTAAAATCTTCTGAATTAAGATAGTCAGTGAAACCGCGTCTATATTTTTTTAAATCATCTCCCGACTCAATATCAACAATTAATGGTGTGAATTGTTCGCTTGTTGCGTATTTATACATTTTTAGGAGTTGTTCTTTATCAATTGCCAATCCATTAGTTTTTAGAATACTTGATATTTCTCTGTTATTACCTAATTTTAATAAAATTAGATAATTACAATTGCCACGAATGACAAGCGGAATATAATAATAATTTTGAGCCAAATATAAAATACTTACATTCTTTTTCCTTCCACGAATATAAAATTGTGCGAGTCGTTCCTGATGTTTATCCATCTGTAAATCATCAAGGATTATTAAATGGGTTTGTTCTTTGTCTATTTTATCCAAATCGGGTAAAGACTCTTGACCTTCTTTAACTTGCAACGAGTCGCTCTTGCTTGCTAAATATTTATAAAGAGGTTCTGTCTTGTCTTTGCAGATCACGGTTATATCGTGAAATGTTCCAGATTTTCCTTTACAGAAAAGATGTATTAAGTTAGTAATGAAATTTGTTTTACCTCCGCCACTGCTCGCTACAACACAAGCGCGGAATGGTATCTTCATCCTATGTAATTCAAAATTTGGATTACTTCCTGTATCATCTAAAAAGTGTTTTGGAATTGTTTCATAAAAGTTAATCATTATATATTGATTAGATATTTTTTAAAATAATAAAATACGAATATATATAATGAATGAACTTTTTACTTTTTTGTCTATAATTCTCGTTCCATTAACGGCTTCAATATTTTTCTATTTATATCGTAGTAAATGTTCATCAGTAAAATTATGTTATGGATTGATTAATGTTTCAAGAAATGTAGATGATGAATCTAAAATTGACATTTCAAATAATCAAAATAATGCGAATATTATAAATTCAATATAATTCGTTTAATAAATATAATTTATTTATTTAGTAATATTATAATAAATGGCAAATGCGCTGACAAATATCCAGTTGATAGATTTGGCAAAGAGGATGCAGGATACGCCTTTGGCTGGGATTTTCTATAAAGATGAATTAGCAAATGAAACACTTGAATATAATAAGGGTTACGTTATTAATTTAGAAAGCGAAACTGAACCAAATTCTAATGGAACTCATTGGACCTGTTTTATTGTTGCAAAATATCTCAATAATAAGAAAATTGGTTATTACTATGACAGTTACGGTGTAGGACCGCCAAAAGAAGTTACACGATTTTGTCGGGGAATTGAATTACATTATAACAAGGCCGATCATCAGTCACTGATGAGTTCAGTTTGCGGATTTTTTTGCTTGGCGTTCTTGTATTTTGTGACTCGGTGCGACTTGCGTTCAAAAGATTTGCTAAAGGACGCAAAGACCTTTTGTGATTTGTTTTATGACTTGAATATTTCTAATAATTATCCTCATAACGAATTCGTTTTGGAGCAGTTCTTTAAAGCCGAACCAAGCGGGCGAACTGTTATTAAGGATGAGTAGTATTTGAAAAGGTTTTCTAATGTTAATATATGCCACGCAAACGCAAATTGAAAACCGAACAACCACCAATGGAAGGAGACGGGATATTAAATATAGCATCGTCATTATGGTCGCCATCAACAGCAGAACCTCCAAAACTAAAAAAATTTCTAGCAGACCACGGCGATGAAACAATTACGAAAATGTTTGTGAGACGCGAACCTCTTTCAACTTTGTTAAATATTTTGTTGTCAGTGCTATCATGGGGCGAAATTAACAGAAAAATTTATTATAGTAATTATGATGAACTTTATCATTTATCTTTATATATTGAATTATCAAATCAAACACGTTTCGCAATTGAGAAGAATAGTAGGATAAATATCATTGAAAATCCTCCTGCTAACGATTTTATAGAGATTATACCCGTGCGACTTGTGCGACAAATAACTTTAAATGAATTAATTGAAAATACAAAACAACAAATGGGTGCAACATTTTACCCGTATAATCCGATTGACAACAACTGTCAAGTATTCGTAACAAATATATTAAAAGCAAACCGATTATTAGTGCCAATTACAAATCAATTTATTAATCAAAATGTTAGACAGATATTTAACACTTCGCTTTTATTAACAAAATTTATGAATTGGGTCATATACGCCGATTATATGAAAGATGTGGTTATTCAAGGAGGTGACATTATTGAGTCGTAATTATTCGTTTATAAACAGTTATAAATATATAGGAATAATATATAAATGATCGAACTCAATCAACAAACATTAGACAACATTTACGCAATCGCAAGTCAAAAGCAACAACAACTTTTAAAATCAACATTAGACGACAAAAATATAAACAAAGAAGTATTATTATTATCTCAATTTTTGGGAATCGTTGTTAAATTAAAATTAATTCAAACAAAATAATATTTTCTTTAACTATATTATATGTATAGAGTTCAAAACATTCACGGTTGTGGTATAAAAATCAAAAAACAAACAATGATGGGAAGTCGTTGCGGATGTTCTGGTGGTGAGATTTTGCTAGGTTCTCCAGTAGCATTAGCCCCATCAAGCGGTGCAGGTGTAGCATCATTTCCAAATTTATCAAAATTGGACATTCCAAAACTTAAATCAAAGATGAAGAAAATCTCATTTTAAGAAAACCTTTTAAACTCAAACTAAAAAATATAATTAATTTTTGGTTTAACCTTTTTTTAAAAGGTTTAATTAATTCAAATCAATTAATTATATTTCTAAAATTATTTTCTTTTGATAGGATATAATGGATAACATAAATTACGAAATCAGTAGTTCCGATTATAAACGAGAAAATATTTTTTTAAGAAAAAATTGGCTTTCAACCATTGATTTAAACAACGGCGTGTATTCTACAAATCAGTTGGTCATCGATTCCAGCGCATTAAGCAATTCATCTTTATTTTGCTCCTACCGTGAGGGGGTCGTCGTGTTGCCCTTATTATTAACGTTGTCATGCACAACCAACGCAGCCGGATTTGCCCCTAATACAACCGCATCATCTTTGGACTGGACTCTTGGTCTTAAAAATTGGTTTGGAACAATCATTCATAATATGTCTCTTGAAATGAGCGGTTCAACAATTGTGCAAACTACCCCATATCAGTCAATGTATCAAAATTTCTGTTTATTGACAACTTTAAGTTATGGAGATGTTGTCGTTCTTGGCCAGTCATTGGGGTTTTGGCCTGATACTTCTTTAGCAGTATGTCATGTTCCAACCACGGCCGCCGTTCATGGTATTGGTGTTTGTAACAACCAAAATTTTCCAGTTGCTGGAGGGGCTGTTTCAGGTGCTTTCAATACTTATGAAACATTCAATCAGGGTCTTTACAAACGACAACAATTTATTAATTTTGATGGAGACGGTCTAACTAATCTTGCTACAGGCGCTGCTTGGAGCACTCTTGTTTCAAAAGCAAATCTTAACTTGATGTATAAATCAAATATTATTAACAAGGCCAACGGAACTGGAGCAGGAAATGGATTTGGTGTTATTCAACACTCAGTTGTCGCATCAATTCGCCTTCGCGATTTACACGACTTCTTTGAAAAAATTCCAATGATGAAAGGTGCATTCTTTAAACTAACTCTCAATTTAAATCAAACATCAGTGTCATTCTCAACATCGGCTGGTAAAGCGTTGTCAATTGATTCTATCGTTTCTCCTCAGGGTGGTATTAGTCCAATTATGATTGCGTCGGCAGATACAAGTAATGGAGGTGTTGGTCTTCCTGCGTCATTATCTTTTATCGCATCTATTGCTGTTGGCGCAGATTGTTTAAATACTCAACAGAAAACTGGAACTCAACTCGTCTCAGGATTTTTGAGAAACGCATCACTGATTGTCCCTGCATATCAATTCAATCCTAGTTATGAGTCAAGTTACTTGAGCAATCCTATTCGCCAAATCAATTATGATGACATATATTCTTATCAAGTGCTAAATATTGGTGCTAATGGAGGAAATTTCAATCAACTTCTTACAAACGGTATTAGCGGTTTGAAATCTATTCTTGTTGTCCCAGTTCATACTCCTGCGGCAGTCAATGGCAACATTTCCCCGCTGTTGTCCCCATTTGACCCTTGCGGAGGAGGTCCATCGTCTCCGCTTGTATTTTTGAATAACTTCCAGGTGACGATGTCAGGCCAAAATCAAATTTACAACACGCAAATTTCTACTTATCAAAACTTTTGGAACAACTTGAACGGATGTCGTTGTGTTAATGCTAACCAAATTGACGGTATGAGCGGAAATGGTTTGTTGTCCCAGATTGATTTTGAAACCGAATACTGTTATTTCTATTGTGATATTAGCCGCGGGCTTCCAATTGAAAACAGTGTGGCTAAGTCAGTATCTATTTCAGGAACAAATCTTTCCGCATTGAACGTTGATTTGTATTGCTTTTTAGTCTATGAAACTTCGATATCCGTAAATTTGTTCAGCGGTTTAAGGGTTTAAATTGCTTCGTATCAAATATTATTAACTATTAAGTAAATAATATGTTTCATAAATGATTTAAAGAAATCTTCATATGATATTATATAAAATGAATCGTCAATTAAATAATGAAATATTTAATAAGGTTTTTGAAGATGTAAAAGATTATGAAGGTTTTTATAAAATATCAAAAAATGGTGAAATATGGTCGTGTTGTTATAAAAATATAATGTCTCCTCAATTATCTAAAGATAAATATTATAAACTGACATTAATAAAAAAAGGATTACATAAAAGATGTTCTATTCATCGTTTATTAGCATTACAATATATTCCAAATTTAGAAAATAAAGAACAAGTCGACCATATTGATAGAAATACTTTAAATAATTCTTTATCTAATTTAAGATGGGTTACTCGTATAGAAAACGCAAATAATAGAAAAGATAATATAACTGATATTGAACAATGGAAAGAAGATAAAAAAAAATATCACGCAGAATGGTTTAAAAAAAATTACCCTTTAAAACAGATAGAGTTAGGGATTACTCCAAGATGCGAAATGACAAAAACAAAACAACCCGATTACAGAAAAAAAATAGATAAGAAAATAAGAGAAACCCGAACTCCTGAACAAAAACAATTACGACTGGAAAAATCACGAGAATATTATAAAAATGGAGGATTAGAAAGACAACGATTATATTTACAAAATAAAAAATTAACTAAAATTAATAATGCGGTTGATTTATAAACAATAATATGATAATCAGTGTCATAATATAATAAAAAAAAATAAACTTTATTTTTTATTATATATTTTATTTTCAAATACTTATATTATTTAATATAATTTTAGATAATGACATTTTCATAAAATTATTTTCTATAACAATAATATAATGGAAGATTACTCAGAAGTCAATATCAAACCACTAACAAGACGAGCAATTAATAAATTGAAGAAAGGGGGGCAAATTAAAATATCTCACGGAGAAATTCCTGTGCGTATGAGTCGTGCTAAAATGGAACAGTTAGCAAAAAAACTATCCAAAGGGAAAGGTGCGTTTCTTAAAATGAGTCCAGAAGAAATTGAGATGAATGGCGAAGGTATTTTTAAAGCCGTTAAACGTGCAAGCAAAGCAGTAGGAAAACAAGCCAAAAAATTAGCAACACAAGCGGGAGATTATTTGAAATCAACACAGTTTAAAAAAGATTTGGTGAATGTTGCCCGCCCAACTCTAAAAGGTGCGGTTGATGCGGGAATTGCTTCTTTGGCAACAAGCGCAATCGCAACCAACCCCGAATTGGCTCCTCTCATTATTCCGGCGGCATATGCGGCGACTTATGGTGCGAATAAATTAATAGATAAGCCGAGTCTAATAACAGGTAATAAAACCTATGACAAAGGCGGTATGATATTGCCAATGCGAAAACCTCGTGTTCCAAGAATGCCAAAGATGCCAAAGCCTATGGGAAGTGACCCTATTACACATACCCCAAAAAATTTATTGAATGTAGGAAATGGTATATACGCAGGGCAACAATCATCGGGCCGCGGATATACAGGAGAACATATGGGAAGTGGTCACGGGATTTTTGCGGGCGGCCAGGTGATGGTGACGGGTCGTCATACAGTGCGTGATGTATTAGCGAGTGCGGACCCATTACATACGCAACATCATAACCAATTGTTAAAACAGTTTATGTAAGATATTATATTTTTTTTAAGAAAAGAATAAGAATAAGAATAAGAATAAGAATAGGAATAAGACAAGATAACAAGATAGATTAAAAAAAGAAATACTACGAAATAAAAAAACCCAGGATAGGATTTATAAATTTGAAAATAGACAAATATAAATGTCAAAAATCCTATATATGGATTCTTATCCTGGAAATTAAAAGTGTCGTAGTATTTTCTTTTATTGTCTATCTAGAATTGTCTTCTCTTACTTCTTAATATAGGTTGTTAATTGATTTTGTGAAGACCCCATATCGGCCATCGTTTCATCAATTTCCTTTTGTTGGTCAATCGTGTATCCAAATTTTGAAGTTAAAAATAATCTACGAATGCTATTGCTACCTTGTCGTCCTCCAAATAGGCGATTAAATCTTTGATTGACCTTAGCAGAAGTTAATTTATTTTGGTTTGCATCAAACAATAAATAATTTGTTGGATTTATCTTTATCCATTTGTTAATAATGAGTCGTAATTGATTTGGAATTGTGACTCGTTGTGTGTTATAGAATTTATCTGTTTTATATCTATTGAAAACAAACTCTAATTTCTCCATATAGTTGTCCTTCTCCTTATCAATATTCTTAATTTTAAACTCGGTATAATCCATACTTCTCCGCGGTGGTATATATTTTCCACTCATAACAAGTAATAAAATATAATCAACAAGTTGTTGTTGTTCCTTTCCAGTGAGTGTTGTTTTCTTGAATAAATGTTTAGCATTTGATTCAAGATTATTAAAGACTTCGTCAAGTTTATCTTGAACTAACCAGTTACTGCGTTGTGTTTCAGTTTTCTCTTGAGTCGCTGTAAATGTTTTAACTTTTGCAATATCGTCATTCATTTCATTTTGATAATGTTTATTCTTTGTTAAAACAAACAACGCCGATAAATAAGTCTTACGACTTGCGGAAGGTTTATCTTTATAATATTCAAGAACCTTTTCATAGTCATCGTTTAAATCTTTCTCTGTTATTTCTTTATCCTTAAATACATTCTTACAAACGGATTTAATAAGAGTTGTATAAGTCTTAACAGATGAGTCGGATAAGTTGGGACGGTTCTCTTTAATAATTTTAGCAATCTCCATTATATATATTCTAATATATATTTTTATTTAATATAATAACGCACAATTAAATAAATATATATCAATTAAATAATTAAATAACAATAATAATATATAATTCGCTATATAATTATATATTATTAAATAAATATTCAAAAATAAAGATAAATTCATATATTGTTATATAAATATGATGTCAATTATATATTAAAATATTTTAATATAGACGATAAGCAACATATAACCTTATTTAATATATAATATGCTATATTTTCATTTATTATTATATAATTATATAGCGAGTTATATATTATCTTTGTTATTTATTTGTTTATTTACTATATATTTATTTAAACGCGAATATATAATTGCGGATGCGATATAGAGTTTAATTTATTCAATAATGTTTTATTTACGATTGCTTGTGATGCTGTCAATTCTTTTTTTTGTAATTCAAATGCGACTCGTAATTCATTAATCTTATTTTTTATATCTCCTCGTTTTAAATTTAATTTTGACATCATAAGTTCCTTTGATTTATTTTTATAAGTTGAATTTATTTGGTTCATCATTGATTTATAAAGTTCGTGTTGATTACTAATTTGTAATTTTAATTGTTGAACTGGGTTTATCGTGGGAGTATTTGATAATTGTTGTTGTTGTTGTTGTATTATCGGTTGCACTGGCGGAACTTGTATAGTTTCGTTATCTTGATTTGAATGAGTCGTGACAACACTTGGCATCTGTTTTTGCGGGCTTGGCAATACTTTATTATCTTGAATAATATTAATATTAACTCGTTTATATTTTGGCTTCATTTTAGGTTTGGAAGACAACGGATTTTTATAATGTTGCCCCGCTTGTTTTAAACTTTCACGATATGATAAATTATTTTCTTTCGCATATTGCTTTACGAAATCTGTCCATTGAGTCATATATTATTATTATATATTTAATTTATAATAATTATATTTTATACACGAATAACTCACGCCAATCTAGTGACTGCAATTTCTCCAATAAAACTATATGTCCCTGAACCAAAAGTTCGCACAATATTTAAATACAATACGCCTGCTGTTGATTGATTATAAGTAAATGAACTGGTTATTACTTGCACATCGTTAGTCGCATAAACCTCATTAACGTGAGCACGATTGATTGAACCTGTAAATGGAACTGCTGTTGCTATCGCTCCATCTAATATATTAGATACATAATTTTGCTCTTGAGTAATAATCCCTCCCGCAGTAATTGTATTTTGAACGCTAAAATCTATACGCCAAACGCCAATTGGAATAGTTGCTGTTGTTAATATAGTTTTTGGAGTTGCCGATGTCACCGCAGTTCCAGTTCCAGTTGCTTTTAAATAATAACCTAAACTTGTATTTGATGTAAATGGAAATGAATAAGGAGTTGATGTGCTAAAGTTTAGTCTATTTGTTAATATCAATGCTGCTCTTGAAAGAACTGAGGTTGAGTTGATTTCAAATAACGAACCGGTTAAAAGTCCTGCTGAAGAATACGCCTTAAATATATGATATGATGATGCTATATTCGGACTTTCATATGTTACAGATGGTATAGTTGGTGATGTAGTAGTAATTGTGCTAATTTTTGCGTAAGATGTATAAGGACTTGCTGTATCATAACATCGTAGTTCTCCTTTTATACTTAAATCGTTTGCTACTCCGTCAGTTCCTATTGTCACATTTTGTGAAAAAGTAGTATTTAAATCAAAAGTAGTTGGTCCTTTTAAATTAATTAAAGATGTAGTTGCTTGACCGATATTTAATGTTCCAGTTAAAAGACTAAATAAATTTTTAATCCCTGTGTTGATTGTTCCATTTATATTATTTGATTGAAGTGTTTGTCCTACACTTACTGCATTAGAAAATGTGGTTGTACCATAAATCGAATTCGTGCTCGAAAGTGTCCCAATTGCTAATGTTGAACCGCTAAATAAATTATCAAATAACTTATTTGTAGTAGCACTTGTAGTATTACTTTGTATTAAACTTGAACCTGTTAATGTTCCACCAACACTAACTTCTCCGTTAAATGTTGTTAAAGTTGCGGTGCTAGTATCATTCTTAGTTTTACTCAAATATAATTTATCTGCCTCTGCCTGTGATAAAGTCTCCTCTGGTTGATTAAATAAAGAAGTATTGAATTCTGTTATATCTTCTGTTGGGGCTGAATATGCACTCATTATATAAT